CGGGAGAACGCTTTCGTAACCCTCACGTACGACGACGAGCATCTGCCGGAGAATGGCAGTTTGAGAAAGCGAGACTGGCAGTTGTTTATGAAGCGGCTTCGGGAGTCGTTGGAGCCTGAGAAGGTGCGGTTCTATGCGTGTGGTGAGTACGGTCCCCGCACGGCTCGGCCTCACTATCACGCGTTGTTGTTTGGGTACGGTTTCCCCGATAAACTGGTGCACTCGCACCGAGGTCCGGATCGGCATTATATCTCGAAGCAGTTGTCGGAGTTGTGGCCTTTCGGGTTTCATGTGATTGGTGATGTGTCGTGGCAAAGTGCGTCGTATGTTGCCGGGTACATCATGAAAAAGAGGACTGGGCGTGAAGCTGACTACGGACTGGTGGATCAGTCCACCGGGGAATATCTCCCCCGAGAGCCTGAGTTCGGTCTTATGTCGCGTAATCCCGGCATCGGGAAGCCGTGGTTGGAAAAGTTTGGAGCGGATACTTATCCGCGTGATGGCGTGGTGATTAACGGGCGGTTGGTCAGACCGCCGCGGTACTACGATGATAAGTGGTCGGAAGTGGATGAGGAGGCCGTGGCCCTTGCTAAGCAGCAGAGGGTCCACGCGAGGAAAAGGTCGAATGAAACGCCGGAGAGACTGGCAGTACGCGAAGCGGTCCAGGCGTCGAGAGAGTCCCTAACGGAAAGGAATGTCTTATGAAGGTGTGCGCGATTTATGACGCGAAAGCGGAAGCGTGGTTAACCCCGTTGTTTTTTCAAGCAGTTGGTCAGGCGCTAAGGTCCTTCGGTGATGCGGTGAATCAGAACGACAGTGACTTTGGAAAGCATCCAGAGGACTACACGCTGTTTCTGCTTGGTGATTTTGACAATCAGACTGGTGTGTTGTCGGTGCAGCCGACGCCGGTAGCGTTGGCGCTCGGGAATACGCTCAAGAGGAGTGAGTAGCGTATGCGGTCAATGAGAATGCCGTCGCCGATGGGGCATAAGTTCTCAGAAGTGCCCCAGGCACAGATTCCCCGCAGTCAGATGTCGCGGAGTCATTCGCTAAAGACGACGTTCGACGCGGGGTATTTGGTGCCGGTGTTTGTGGATGAGGCGTTGCCGGGAGATACGTTCAACGTGCGCATGTCGATTTTCGCACGGTTGGCAACGCCGCTGAAGCCGATCATGGATAACCTGTATCTCGATGTGTTCTTCTTTGCGGTGCCGATGCGGTTGGTGTGGTCGAATTTCCGGAAGTTTATGGGTGAGCAGATCAACCCGGGAGATTCGACCGACTATGTGATACCGCAAGCGCAGCCGCCGGCGGCAGGGTATTCGATCGGGTCGGTCGAGGACTACATGGGTCTGCCGACGGAGATTGCCAATGCAGGGTTCGGGTGGAGTCATTCCGCGCTGCCGCGGCGGGCGTTCTTCCGCATTTGGAACGAATGGTTTCGGGACCAGAATCTGCAGGATACGAACGCGGTCGGCCTGTTGGTGGATGACGGGCCGGATGGGATCGCGGTCGGTGGTACGGCGTGTCCCCGGCGCGGGAAGCGGCACGATTACTTCACGAGTTGTCTGCCGTGGCCTCAGAAGGGTGATGCGGTAACGATACCGCTCGGAACGACGGCCCCGGTGTTGCCGGATGGGAGCGGGAATGTGCTCCCGGCGTTCAAGGGTGTGACGTCGAATTCGATCGGCAATCTGCGGGCAAAGACGGCCGCGAATCCGGCCGATGTGTCGATTGGTGGCTCGCAGTTGTTCGGAGCCAATGAAAATCTGGCGTGGTCGGACCCGAATCTGTATGCGGACCTGTCGGGCGCGACGGCCGCGACGATTAATTCGCTCCGTCAGGCGTTTCAGATTCAAAAGCTGCTCGAGCGCGATGCGCGAGGCGGCACGCGGTATGTCGAGCTCGTCAAGAGCCATTTCGGGGTGACAAGCCCCGATGCGCGGCTCCAGAGGCCCGAGTATCTCGGTGGTGGTACGATCCCGGTGAATGTGTCCCCGGTGGCGCAGACGGCGCCGCAAGTGGATACGGGGACGCCGCAGGGGAATCTGGCAGCCGTGGGTACGGTGAGTGGAAGCGGTATCGGGTTTGTGAAGTCGTTTACGGAGCATTGCATCCTGCTCGGGATGGTGTCCGTGCGTGCGGACCTGACCTATCAGCAGGGTCTGGAAAGAATGTGGTCGCGGTCGACGCGGTATGACTTCTACTGGCCCGCTCTGGCGCATATCGGCGAGCAGGCGGTGCTGAACAAAGAGATTTGGTGTCGTGGCGAAAGTACGGATGCGGCGACGTTTGGGTATCAGGAGCGGTATGCAGAGTATCGGTACAAGCCGTCGCGGATTACCGGGAAGTTCCGGTCGACGGCGTCGGATACGTTGGACGTGTGGCATCTGTCGCAGGAGTTTATTGCGCTGCCGACGTTGAGCAGCACGTTTATTCAAGAGGACCCGCCGATTGATCGGGTGATTGCGGTGCAGACAGAACCGCATTTCTTGGCTGACGCGTGGTTTGATATGAAGTGTGCGCGTCCGATGCCGCTGTACAGCGTCCCCGGGTTGATCGATCACTTCTAGGAGGTGAGCTATGGGGTTCTGGGGAACGCTAGGCGGCGTGGCAAGCGCGCTAATTCCCGGTGTCGGGAGTTTGGTAGGTCAGGAGCGGGCGAATCAGCAGAATCTGAAGATTGCCCGTGAGCAGATGGCGTTTCAGGAGCGGATGAGTAATACGAGCTACCAGAGGGCCGTGCAGGATATGAAGGCGTCGGGAATCAATCCGATGTTGGCGTATCAGCAGGGCGGCGCGAGTAGTCCAGGCGGCGCGTCCGCCCATATGGAAAGTTCGATCGGTCCTGCGGTGAGCTCGGCGATGCATGGTGTGCGGCTGCGGAAGGAGATGAAGCTACTGGATGCGCAGATCGATAAGGAGAACGCGCAGACGGTGGATATTCTGCAGTCGGCAGAAGGAAAGTGGTTAATGAATCAGGCGGCGCTGTGGTCGCCGGATAAGTCGGTGGCGCAGTTTGCGGGCACCGGTGCCGAAATGCGTTCGCAGTCGCAAGTGATCCGTGAACGCCTGCAGCAACTCGAGAACGCCAAGCGCGAGGGCGATTATCGGTTGGCGTCTCGGTTGGAGACGGAAGTCCGGACGTTGGTCGAGAGGCAGAAGGAGTTGGCGACCCGTTGGGACGTCCGGTACAAAGAAGCGGGTTACCCGCGTGCGCAGTGGGAAGGCAGTAAGGCTGCCGCCTATCTGGATCAGGCGTTCGGCCAAGGTGGTGTCGTAGGCGGCATCACGCGTCCGATTGCTACGGCAGTTGGGCTAAGTCGGGTCGGAAAGGTCGTGCAGGCCGCCGGGAAGGCTCGGCGGTATTACAAGCCCCGTTGGAAGTAGGAGGCGTTATGGCGAAAGCGGGAACCCGGCGTCGGCCGGTGGTGGACTGTTCGAAAGACCCGTCGCGGACGCGGCAGTCAGAGGCCGAGGCCTGCGACATTAACAAGATCATTGAGCGGTTTAAGCGAACGGGGATTCTCCCGCCGGTAGCGCGGGAAGGGTTCTATGCCGATGTGTGCGAGCTGGGCGGTTATCGGGAAGTGCTCGATCGGGTTCAGGAAGCAGAGCTCTACTTTATGAAGCTGCCCGCGACGCTGCGGGCGGAGTTCGGGAACGATCCGGCGGCTTTCTTGGATTTCGTGGCAGAGGCTACGCCGGATGAGTTGGAAGCCCATGGGCTCGTAGAAGCGTCGGAAAAGGCCCCTAGTGGCCCCGCAGACATCGCTGCGGAGGCAAAGGGCACCGGAACCTAGGGGTTGACGGGATCGGGCGTCCTAGGGCATCCTAGGGCGTCCCGGTTCCCCCGGTTTAGGAAGGCTGCACAATGTCTCTCACTTGTTCTCTATTGTGCAGACTGACAGCAAAGGTTAGTCTTTGGTTGTTGGTCTTGGCCCTAGTAGGGCAGTTGGGTTGTACGCTTGTCAAAGTTGAGAAGTGTTGTAAGCCGGTAAGTCGTTGTCATAACATATCTTATACGCAGTAGGAAAGGGGTGTGACAATGTCTAGGCGTATGCGGATGGGACGAAGTCAGAGTCGGAAGGTGTTTACCCGGGGAGCTATGCGGATTCACCCGAAGAATGCGCCGCGTCCCATGCGCGGCGGGATCAGGCTCTAGGTGTCTCGTGGCGTGTTTCCATCCTATCCCGGCGTGGCGTGCTCGCAACGCGCCTCCCGGGAAGCCCGCAGTTACGATGCGGATGCGTGAGGGATGGTTCGATCGGCCGGAAGGAGTTCCGTGCGGGCGTTGTCGTGGGTGTCGGTTAGAGCGTCGTCGCCAATGGGCGCTGCGGTGTATGCACGAAGCTTCGTGCCACCGGGAGAACGCTTTCGTAACCCTCACGTACGACGACGAGCATCTGCCGGAGAATGGCAGTTTGAGAAAGCGAGACTGGCAGTTGTTTATGAAGCGGCTTCGGGAGTCGTTGGAGCCTGAGA